CGATCTTGATCTACAAAAGACTCAGAGTAACCATGAGTCCAAGGAAAATCTACAATCTCAAACTTCATAATTTAAAAGTAGGAATAGGTTCCATCTTATGCTTGTTTTGACGATTAAATCTAGAAAGAATATCCACTGCATCTCCTGTACCATTCTCCATTGCTTCTTCTAACTCAGCATAAGTAGCACCAATCTGATCCTCATCACTTCTTCCATCCTCCCATAGGCCATCAGTAGGTTTTGCATCAATTATCTCATCCATGACACCTAAGTGCCATCCGAGTTCTCTGACTTCTGTTTTATAGAGGTCAGCAATGGGAGCAATGTCAACGCCACCGTCACCATACTTAGTATAAAAACCAATTCCATAGTCTTCTACCTTGTTACCTGTGCCTACTACAATACCTTTCTTTGCACCTGCAATCTGGTATAAGGTTACCATTCTAATACGAGACTTTGTATTAGCATTTGCAAGTTCATCAGATGTAAATTCTTTCTTATCAAACTGTTGGGCTTCTGACCACCACTTTATAGAATGAAGTAAAGAATCATATACACTCGACAATTCTATTTGAACATTAGTTACATTATCATATTTCTCTGCTAATTGTTGAGCATGTAAATCAGAAAGTCTAGTGTTCTGATGACTGGATTCAAGAGGCATACGCACCACATATGTTGGTAATCCTGTCTTTGCACATAGAGTAGACACCACGGCAGAATCAATTCCACCTGACACTCCAACAACTAAAGATTGAATACCATGAAAATAATAATAATCTTTAATCCATTTGTCAATGTCAAACTGTAACTTTGAATAATCTTCTATTCGGTTCATAATACTATCCAATCAGGGCAATAAAGGTCTTTGGTATCTTTGTCTGCATAGTCAGGGCCAAACCACATCTTAGGTGCTATGACTTTCTTATTAGGATTGGTCTGTAACCATGCTCCCCACCAACTCATAGAACTATTTGCAATTATAGCATGAGAACAGAGGGACATCAAGCATAGGTCAGCATACGGTGTAAAAGATCCGTCTGCATATTTATCAGTTGGTTCAGAGAGTAAGAATCTATCACCAGAGAAGAACTCTTGTTCCTTTACCCAGTCAATAGAATCAGAGAACACAATCACTGGTTGATCCTCTGGAAACTCAGAAAGAGCCTTCTCATAATACTCTACAGGTTGAACAGGATGCATAGATCCACACTGAGTGTAAGACCATTTGAATCCACGAACATCTGTCAGATTAGGATCACCTCTTCTTACATGAAGCATGATAGGTTCCTTTACAGATTCTATCATCTCCTGACAAGGTTTCAAGTGCTCATCATGAAATGTAAAGTCCTCTCTAATTTCATCTTGAACATTAGCAAAGTATCTCCATGACTGAAAGAAACCATGAAGACTTACCTTATTAGGACAATGGTTAAAAAGATCTTCATCAAAATGAAAGAACCTCTCACCCACATATTGAATATCATCAACAAATAATTCCACTCTCTTGGGTGCTAATTTAAAACACTCATGGAGACTGTAATTCTCAATCCCTTTCCTATCTGATGGAGGAATGCACCATGCATACCCATGCTTTGCAGCAATACCACGGAGTGCAGCATACTCAAACATTTGATTGCCGAGTCTACCTAGACTCCCGATGTTATTAAAGGCTAACATATTTCTTTAGATAATCTTGTTGTGAATAATACTCTTTCAACTGTTCCTTATTCATAGACTGGATCTTATTCCACTCATCCATATTAGACTGCATATAAGGATTTGTAAACCATGAGTTCTCTCCTCTTACATGTTCTAAATGATATACCCATCCATCTGCTATGCGATCCACATGATATCCCATCCTAGTGAATCTATAATATCTTTCCTTATCCTCTGGTGCATATGCTTTAAAGTTTTCATTCTCTAAACCACCTTCAATATAAACTGATCTCTTAAAGAACTGAGCCCATCCAAAGTCTGATGTATGAATCTTAGATGCAGAATCTAAATGAGCATAGTCACCAGTCTCTAAGAAATTAGAAACAACATCATCATTAGGATCTACTTGTTTCTGATAATTACCTTGACCATATGGATACACAACATCAGATATTCCCTCTCGGATCATTTTATATGCCCACAGATATGAATCTATAGGAAGAATAGCATCACAGTCATAGTTAACAACTATCTCTGTGTCTGCCTCCATTACCATCTCATTCAAGATCCTTTGACGATGAAAGAGAGGATCATCACTTTGCTCAAAGATATAATTAAAGTTTGTAAATATATTTTCTCTATCTAAAACACTTTGTAAAAGAGGAAGAGCATCTCTTTGAAAGATAGATTCCTTATCAACCTCTTTAATAATAATATTAGTATCAAAATTCTCCATCAGGAATGCTGTAGTAGTAACCACATTCCTTAACCTATCAGGAGATTCAATCCTAACAGGAATTATAAATGTTGCTTGCGATAGATCATGCTTCATCTGGATACTTCTCACCTCCTTCAAAGAACTCTTTATATGTAGAGTGTAACAAATCTAATTCAGCTTTGTTAACAACCCAACCACCCTCAGGATGATTTATCTGATAATCATAGACTATTCTACTTGCACTGGTACGGTTTTCATGTTCTCTTGTTGATGTAAGGACATCCTCAATAATACATGGGAGACCGTGCTTCATTCTCATTCTGTGATATAAATCAGTATCTACCAAAAGATTTAGGTCTTCACTCATATACATCTTACAAGAGTTAAGTAATGATAGACCAGAAGGATTACCTAAGAGATTTCTTCCCTCCAACATCTTATCACACCATCTAGGAACTACCTCTCTAAAGAATGTAACACCATCTTTAGTATGGCAGAAAGAATTGAATGCCCACTTACATCCATTATCATAAGCATCTTTCAACTTCTGTAATGCTTCATTATCTACAAACAAATCATCTTGATAAACCACTTTTAATATCCTACCTGTCCCGTGCTCTAATGCCACGTTAGTATTAGGGCCTAAGTTTCCTCTCCCATATTGATTCCTAATATAAATGATCTCAAATTCTTCACTACTCTTCTTACAGAAATCATGTATCTCATCATCAACACTATGATCAGAGACAACAATATTAAAATCTTGAAAGGTCTGAACTCTTAATGTATCAAATAATTCTGAGAGATACTTTACTCCATCACCTTTAAACTCATAGGTGGGTATGCATATTGATATCTCAGACAT